GCGGTGGCAACTGTCATATATTATGTTGGTGCTACTGTTGTCACTTCATATGCTATCAATGCTCTTACTAAAAAGGCACAGAAGAAAGCACAAGCAGCAGCGGCATCCGTACAAGCTGCTCAAAAGGGTTATGGAACAAACGTCAACGCTGTCGCTCCTGCTTCTGATCATGCGATTATATACGGTCAACAGCGTGTCGGTGGTGTTATCTTTTATCGTTCTATAACAGACGATCAGAAATATTTGCACACATTATTGGCTTTAGCAGGGCATGAATGTGAAGAGATTGGAACAATATTTGCGGATAATACTGCCTTAACTTTAGACGGAAATGGATTTGTTACAAATGAAGAGTTTTGTCAGGATAGAATAGAAAATGCTTTTTATATTCTCCAAGAAGGTGAATTTCTTGTTAACGTGGACGGAGTTTCTACGGTGAGAAAGAGCTTTGTAAGAATAAACAAGCATTTAGGTACAACCAGTCAAGCGGCTGATGCTGATTTAGTGGCTGAAGATAGTGCATGGACTGCAAACCATCAGGCTAAAGGCATCGCATATATTTATATAAGGGCTGAGTTTGACACCAGTATTTTTCCTCAAGGCTTGCCGATATTCAGCGCAATCGTAAAAGGTAAGAAGGTTTATGATCCTAGATCGTCAGCAACAGCATGGTCAGCAAATGCTGCTTTGTGTTTGCGTGATTATTTAGTGTCAGATTATGGTCTTGGAGTTGATACATCAATAAATGAAGTAAATGACACTGTATTTTCTGCGGCTGCAAATGTATGCGATGAGAATGTAACTTTGTCAGGTGGCGGCACAGAAAAACGATATACTGTTAATGGTTCGTTTGTTACTTCTTTACCGCCTGATGATGTTATTACTGATCTTGTGGCATCGATGGCAGGAACAATATTTTGGAGTCAAGGTCAGTGGGGTGTAAAAGCAGGAGAATTTACATCATCTGTATTAGCACTCGATGAGGACGATTTAAGAAGTAACTTACAAGTAAATACTCGGAATAGTCGCAGAGATAATTTTAACGCAGTTTCAGGTATGTTTGCAGGGGCAGAGACAGATTATCAGCCGACAGACTATCCTGCAATCACGTCAAGCGTATTTGAAACTGTTGATGGCGGTGAGAGGGTAATTCAAGATATTCCACTTCCGTTTACTAATACTTCATCGATGGCGCAAAGAATTGCAAAGATTGCTTTGTATAAAAACCGTGAACAGCTAACCTTATCTGGCACGTTTTCACTCAGAGCATTACAGCTTCAAATCGGTGATATTATCAGTCTGACAAATACAAGGCTTGGATTTAGCAGTAAAACATTTGAGGTTGCTGATTGGCGGTTAGGAATTAGTCAGGATAAAGCGCTAGAGGTCACTATGACTCTGCGTGAAATAAGTTCAGCCGTTTACGATTGGAACGCAGAAGAAACAGCATTTGATTTAAATGCAACAACCCTTCCTAGTGCAACTCAAGTTCCTACTGTCGGGCTTGGAGTTGATTTTGATTTGCGTGTAGTTAATCAAGCAGCCGTTGGTGTTTTAATTATAGACGTAACTGCTAACGAGCCTTTCGCGGTAGAGTTTGAAGCTCAATATAAAAGAACATCCGACACTAATTTTATTTCTGTAGGTAAACAAAGAAATGGATTGTTCGAAGTAACTGGATTAGGTGATGATCAGTATGATGTTAGGGCTAGAGCTTTTAACTCTTTTGGTGCGGCAGGGCCGTTTACATCAATAGCCGGACAACAGTTAACAGCTTTCGCAACTCCACCAGATGACGTTCAAAACTTCACCGGAAACGTGACAGGCAATTCGTTGAACCTTTCTTGGACACCTGTTAGCAATGCAGACTTATCGCATTACAAAGTCAGGTTCTCATCGGAAACGTCTGGAGCAAGCTATCAAAACGCAGTGGATATAGTTGATAAAATTGCTCGTCCTGCAAATACGGCAGTTGTTCCGGCTAAGACAGGCACTTATTTCCTAAAGGCTGTTGATAAGATTGGCGGCGTTTCTGCAACGGCTGCAAGTTTCGTTGTACTAGTCGATCCTAATAATGTCGAGAACTTCAACGCTATTCAAACCATACAAGAAGATCCAGTTTTTGCCGGAGTTAGAACGGATGTCGTGGTGCTAGAGGATAGTGAAGGCGATTATCTGGCTTTGGATACCATACAAGATTTTGACTCACAGTCAGGCAATTTTGACGATGCTTTAGGCTTGTTTGATGGTTTCTCCGGTACAGTGGCAAGCGGCATTTATTACTGGAATAATTCAGTAGACTTTGGTGAGGTTTATACCAGTAGGATTTACCCAAAATTTAAAGTGGATTATTTAGACTATGTTAATGATTTCGACAGTGCCACAGGGCTTTTTGATGATCGTCTTGGAGATTTTGACGGTGACCCTGCCCAGTTTGACGTAACATCAGCTAGTTTTGAATTACGTCATACAAATGATAATCCGTCTGGAACTCCATCATGGTCAGCTTGGCAACCGTTTATCGTTGCCGATATTACTGCGAGAGCAATGGAGTTTAGAGTTGTCATGACTTGCTCAAATGCAGCGGCTTCTCCGGCTATTAGAGAACTAAGAGCGGAAATAGATATGCCAGAAAGAACACAATCAGAAGTGGACATCACTTTTACTGGCACAAAAAGCGTAACTTTCCCAACTAAGTTTAAGGGTGTTCCGGCTCTTGGAATATCATTGGCTAACTTGGCAGATGGTGAGAGATATGTTATTACGAACAAAACTAGAGCGGGTTTTGATATAGAAATATTTTCAGGTAG